TCATTGACCATCTTTAACAGTGTCAGGCTGTCGATTGTGTCTCCGGTGTTGGGGATGATATTCACGGCTGGTGCTGGCGTAGCTGACGTAACAGGTGCTGTTTTTTCAACATTCAAATTATTACCGGTCATTCTATGTGCCTCCTTTCTCATTTCTGCTGCCACTGTTGCGTAACGTAGACGTCCTTGTTCAATCAAATAATCCCTGATCTCGGCTATCAGTAGCTTGTTGATCACAGCCTTATCTGTTCGGGTATAAAAACGTCTGGTTATCATGAAATAGTTGGCAATTGCGCCGGGGATCTCCCGTGTCGGCATACAGGCAGTATGCAGGGCGATCGCTTCGGCTATGTCATTACGGGTGACGAGAGGTTTTTTCATAAACCCCCCTGAACGTCGGCAGAGAAGGGGAGGCTCCAGTAACTAAGTGAATTGCGCGAGTTAGTTGAAAAACGGGCAGTAAAAATGCAGGGGCCATCAGGCAATTGAGAGCGTGCTTCGTCTTCTGTTGCTGCGATAACGAAGTGATAGTGGTGTTTTTTACAGGAATAGAACCGCCAGATGAATTCTTGGCGTGCGCAAGGATTGGCATTAACCATAGTTACGGCCTCGTAAGTTGATAAACAACCTGCGACCCGCTGCTAAACAGGTGGCAGGACGTGACGGGGTTAGCAGACTGGCACTTACGAAACCAGCAGGCCGAAGCCTCCCCATCACGCCCCACCATAATTCGGGCGTAACGTGGTTTACGGACACAAAAATACCGCAATATCGGAAATCTGCGGTTGTCCGCGTAAGTATTCAGGCTGCTAAACCCGGTCGCAGAATTTGCTACGACGGCGGAACTATAAGCCTGAACGATTAAAAGGTCAATATGATGTGAAAAGATAGCATTCGTGACTTAAAAATACAAATTTATTAGAGCATTGCATGCTTAATAAATACACAATTGGATCTAATAACCTCTTTTTTTTAAAGGCGAAAATATGTACCCTAAATGAGTTATAAGGCAGGTGAGGTTATAATGAGAAAACTATTACTACCGTTATTATTTATGGCTGGGACTGTTAATGCAGCATCAAGCGTAAAGGAGATTTGTACCGATTATACGAAATACCTTGGGCACGTTTACGGCTTTGCTGTCAGTCAAGACGAATCCATGCGCAAGAAGTTACTGTCAGATATGAAACGCCTTAAACTTTCTGAAGCGATGGTGCAGCAAGAACTGTATAAAGTCGCAACCAACGAAAATGCTAAATATCAATATTCTCGCCTGTTAAATCCCGACGCAAACGAGATCAATCGAAGCTCTTTCGATTATATGGTAAAGGCATGCGAAACCGCTCCTGATTTTGCTATTCCTAGCTGGGGTGTGCTGGTGGCGAGCAATGCCGTTAATAAAGAAGACGTTGGAAGAAATGGCATTGACTCAATCAGAAATGCCCCAGGAATGCGCCATCAAAACGTGCAGGGTACGCTTGAAGAGCGGGCCAGGGGGCCGGGTACAAACTCCCCAATGGGAAACCTCTCACCAGAGGAATTGCAAGAGTATAACCAACGGATGGAGCAGTATGAGAAAGCGGCACGCGAACAAATGGAACAACAAAAGAACGGTTCACTTAATACCTTCCAGCAAGGTTTAAAAGCGCTTAATTTACCCTATGAATGGTAAATATATTATGGATAACCAATTAAAATATTGATAATCGTTAATATCCAAAGGAGATAAATTAATGCGCATCAAACGATTTTTTCTAATTCTTGCTTTGCTTACTCCATTTTCATCAATGGCAAATGTAAGCAAATGGTCAACCGGCGAGACTCATGGTGTTCGTTCTTATGCTGTTTCCAGCAAAGATAATTATACGCTTACATTTGAGTGCGATGTTGGATTTAATAATACGGATCCCAATCAAGTAGGAACACGACTACTCACTCTCATGAAAACAGAACCTGGCGGTGAGTCATTTGATGCTAAAAAAGAACAAATAACGCTGAAAGTTGGTGATGATGAATATCCTATCAGTTCTATCGGTTCCTCTGTGGGTGATAGTTACTGGTATGGTTTTTGGTCAGATACCCCTGATATGGAAGTTAAAACATTCGATGCATACGTAGACGGAAAAAAAATCGCAACATTTACGCTACGTAAGGCCGCAGAGCTTTTCAACGCGGCACCTGAAGATGGCTGCCTGAAGCGCGCAAAATGACCTGTCACAAATGACTACTCGTAGAATCGGTTAACACACCAGATTCTACGAGGTTTCAATGACACCACGACAATTACTCGAAGACGTCAAATCCCGCTTCACACCTTTGATTGCGGATGAACCTGCCTTACTGGAATCCCTGCTAAGAAAAGCATTGGGAACCTACCAGGATAGGGCGGGGCACATCAAGCGGATACGCTTCACCGATCAGGCCAGTAAATCACTTGCTTGCCCAGCTGATTTTCTTGCGCTCGTATCGGTTACAGATCACACCGGCGATCTTGTCTACTCCGATGTTTACGATGGGAATATCGAGCTTGAAGATACCCATCGAGCGGTATACCCACTGAATGTGTCATATCTGGCTAATTTGCGTGATATGGATCTGGATAATGGGGAAGTGCCACCTGAAATCATTGGATTACTTTCTGACTATCTGGAAGTGTTAATCGCGATACCTAACACTGATCGCCTGCGAAGAATATCTATCGCGGGGAAACTCGATGCCAGCAATTTATCCGACGAGAACACGCTGTATCAGCGAAAGCTGGATCTGGAAGAGAAAATGAGCGCAACAAGGGCAATTATCCCGGGAATTGTTCTTTTCTCATCCATGTTGAAGTGAGGGAGCTGATATGGGGCTTAATGTTGCTTCAGTAAAGTCTTATGTATCTTCGGCATTAACGACGACATTATTTGGCTCCGGCGTTGGTGAGCGGGAAGTTGGTAAGCTGACGTCAATCATCATGAACAAAATGTTGTTCGCGCAAGGATGGCAGTTCTCTGTCGAAGTTGATGGACTGGAGGGGGCAGACTTCTTTGCCAAAGACATTACCTACCACGATTACAGCATCGAATATGAAACGATTAAAATCGGCGGAGGGAATATCCTTCAACCAACGGAGCGTTCGCCTGGGCAGATAACAATGATGGTCAGGGATACCGTTGATGGCCTCGTTTTGGACTGGTTTAAGACGGCAAAAAGTCGGGTGATTAATCCAGACGGTACCGGGAATATACCGTCTAAATATTTGCTCAATGTGCGTATTTATCGGTTGCTGTCTTCCGGCTTAACCAAACTGGAAAATGAGATGACTGTATTCCCTGTCACTACCGGCGATGTCACCTATGCGCGGGATCAGGTTACGGAATTTAAGTCATTCCCAATGACCTTCGCATTGCACAGCACGTTTAACCAATCCTCAAGTTCTTTGGCTTCCCTTCTGGGCTTTAGTTTTTCTCTTTGAATTAAGGAGCAAGGATGCTTTTACCCCTTTTCCCGCTACCATCGCGGCCAACTGAATTGATCCAGTTCCGTCAGCCAAATATTGCTGATGCGATGCGTTTCAACTCGATAACACCGGAGGAACAAGAACAACAGACAACGGCGTATTTAAAAGCCTTGCTGGCTGAACCCGCGAAACATGATCCCCTGACATGGACGGCGCAGGACCGGATTACCGCGTTATGGTGGATATTTACCGGCTCCCGTGAAACACCGGTCGAGACATTCACCTACACCTGTAAACATTGCGGTAAAGAGCATTATTACGATTGCGATATGAATGCTCTGGCTGAAGATATCCAGGTCCTGGAAGTGGAACCGTTCATTGACGATATTGAGGTGTCTGTAGAGGGCGTGCCTTATCAATGGCGTATCGTGCCGCTTGATGGTTGGGCAATGGAAATGCTGGAGATGCGCCGTGCAGCATTGCCACCTGAAGACGACGCGGAATTCAAAGAAGCGATCGTTGATTTGCGTTTTTGGGAATTCGCTTATCAGTGTGAACTTTATAACGATGTTAGCGGTACTCGTGAAGAGCAGGCTGAGCGTCGTTATGAAACGATCAAACGGATGGCCATTGATACTGAATTTATGAAGCTGGCGGCACACATCCGGCTGGCTCATGAAAAGCTCGAACATGGTTTACCGTGCTACATCGATAAAGGCGAAATGCGTCTTCGTCTCCCGCCGCACAAATGCCCAAACCAGGATACAAAGGAGTCCACAGAGGGTGCGTATACCCGTCTGTGGGTGCCCTTTCGGGCTACCGACTTCATTCCACAGGTGGGGATTGAAAAGCTATCAGACCTTAGTGTCCAACCTGGTTTTGTATGGGGGTATACCGATTCAGGACGCTGAAAGGCTCACTGAATCCTATGCGTTTTTCCTGTTGGAGAAACTGGAAGAAAAACTTAAACCGAAGCGGTAGGCGATAAGATCATGGAAAGAAAAAACGCCAACATTGACGATGTGATAAGGACGGTTGAAACCGCCAGCGCAAAAGAGCTGGAAGAGCTTGCAGGTATTCGGGAAGCCGTTGAAGATTTGAAAGGTGGGCGAGTTGCTACAGTTGATCCTGTCTCTCGCAGTGTGTCGGCATTAAATCGCACAATCGAAAATTCCCGGCCAGACTTTGTGGCCAATGCGCCATCAGTGGACCCTATTGTTGAGGCAATGAAACGGCTTAATTTAGGGGACGTTTCTCGTGTAGTTCAGGAGGATGTTGCTCTACAGGAACCGCAGGCCAAATCAACTACGCGAAAGGGTAAAAAACGACGCAAGAAGGCTATAACAGAAGATGTAAAGGCGCAACGGACCGAAGCAGCCGAACACGCTCGCGAAATGTTCGGTCAAAAAGGCGGTGCGCAAAAAAGCCAAAACCAACGCGATGCGCGTGGTCGTTTTATTGGAAAGTCAGGGAGTAAGGCCGCAGCGGAAGATGCCCGTGCTGAACGTGCTGAAAAGGCCAGGCGCAAAGAGGATGATGAGCGTCTAAATGCTGAATCAGGTTTATTAAAAAAACTGTCAAAAGTAGCTGAAGGCATAGGTAACCCTTCAGAGACTCGTGCCGTCGATGCGTTAGGTTATGCCGTTGCTGGTCCATTGTGGGCAGCAGGGAAGGAGCTTGGCGGGATATCAAAAGAAGTTGGTGGATCGCTTAATGGTGCCAGAAAGTCTATTGCCGATGTGATTCGTGGCAATGACGATAACAGCCGTAGAAAAGGTTTTTTTAGGCGTAAATCGCAAAATAGTGCCGATGTCGTTCAGGTTAACACCCAAAAACGGACGGTTCAGGAACTTCAGGAGCAGACCAGCGAAATTAAAGAGGGCAATGACAAGATTCTCCGCGCCCTTGATCAGATAGCCAAAAACACCGGGAAAAAGAAGGGCGGCTTGCTGTCCAAACTATTTAGCCTGTTAGGGAAGGGGGCCGGTGGCGTCGCGTCGTTGTTAATGGGGCGTGGCATGCTGAAAAAAGCTGGAGCACTCGCTTTTGGCGCTCTGGGGGCAAAGAAACTTGTAGGAGTGCTACGCGGTGGTGGCAAGAAGACTCTCGCCCATGAAGGCGGAGATTTGGCTGCCCGGGCAGCAGGTAAACTTGGATTAAAGGCAGTTGGTAAAGGGGCGTTACGCGCAATTCCCCTAGTCGGCACAGTGGCTGGAGGTATTTATGATGCGGTAACCGGTTGGAATGATACAGAAGCGCAACGTCGAGCGTTTGGGCTTAAATCAGGACAAGATCCATCATTCCAGCAAAAAGCCGCTTATACGTTAGCTAATGTTCTTGATATGGGGGGACTGGTATCTGGTATTAGCAGCGCCATTGGTGAGGTTCTCAAATCACTTGGATTTGAGGATATCGGCAATATGTTGCAATCATTTTCGACGGAAAGTATTGCCCAGGCCATTGATAGTGGGATTACCAACTTAGAAACATATATTTCTAACCTTGGCGACACCATTTCTACCAAGTTCGATGATTACACAGCAAAGATTGGTGATGCTGTTTCAGCATGGTTTAGCGATACATCTAATAAGCTGCTTGAAAAGCTGGATGCCATCAAAGACTTCTTTACTGTCGATAACCTGAAACAGGTTTTCAGTGATGCAATTGATAGTGCAATTGATTTCATTAAGAACCCAGGGAAACACATTAAAGAGGCGGCTGGTAATATTTGGGATGGGGTTAAAAATTTACCAGGTAAAGCATTAGATGCAGCGGTTGATGCCGTTAAAAATACCCCTGCGGCAATGATTGTATCAAAAATACCCAATCCGATCGGCGAGGCTAATGCGAAAGAAATCACTCCAGAGTTAAAAGCTCCGGTTAATAGCCACCAGGAGACGTCTGATTCTAAAACTGAATCCGATGCCAAACAGAGTAATATTGCCACCCGCGTGATAAATGCGGCACTGGACACAGCGAAAGATAGCAATAAAACAGTTAAACAAACTGCCAATCAGATTATCAATGCAAATGCCGTAGAAACGGGCAATAGCGCGTTGCAGAAAATTGATAAAGCTATTGGTCAAAATAGCTCGTCATCATCGTCGCTTAATACCACTGGCACCAGGAATGACATTCAGAAAGCTGCGGATACCTACAACAATGGCAACTTGGATGTAAAAGTCGGAAGTCTTGGCGCTGAAGGTAAGGCAAATCTCGATAAGTTGGCTCCGTATTTTGCCGAACTAGAGAATAAATACGGTCTTCCAGAAGGCACTCTTTACGCGATTGCTGCAACTGAATCTGGTGGTAATCCGTATGCAAAATCCCAAACCGGTGCTCTGGGGATGTTTCAGTTCACGGGGATTGCTCGTGAAGAGACTGGCTTAGCTGAAGGTGAATCGTTTGATCCTGTGAAATCGGCAGAAGCTGCGGCTCTTCTCATGAGCAAATATCTGAAGCAAGCCAATGGAGACTTAAACGAGGCCATCACTGCATATAATGCTGGGTTTGGCACTATCAATAAGTGGAAAAAAGGCACAGGTGACTTATCGAAAGAAAACCGTGAGTACGCGATCAAGGTCAATACTCATCGTGCTCGCTATTTAGGTGGTGAAATCTATACACCTGGAGCAGGAGCACAGGGTGGGGCGCAATATGGAGTGAGGGGACCACTGCCTGATAACGCTGTTATCGATCAGTCTACTGGCCTGGCGTTTACCCCTGGTGATAGCCCGTTTGAGAAAGGCGGTCTGGTAGACAAAATTGGCAATGCTGTTGGCGTTAACGATCTGGTCAACAAATTCATGAATGGCCGGGGTATGCGTCGGGAAGTCGTTCAGGGAACGCTCGAAGAACGTGCACGAGGGAAGGGGACCGCAACAGCAGCTGGCAATGTGTATGTTGATACTCCGATGCCAGTTGAAGAGGCGCGTCCGGTGGCCAGCAACTCAAGTTACTTTGACCAACTCGGCGCACAAATGGGGATTGATGGACTATTTGATAAACTCCGCAACTCGCCGGGGATGCGGAAAAATAATGCGCCTGAACCAGCCTCCACGTCCCAGGTGACGACTGCCGCCAACGATTTGCAGCAACCAACCGGTCGTATGCAGATAGACGGACAGGTTATTAGTGACCTTGGCGGCTCCGGTGCCAAGCCGACAATGCAGTTGGCTGATAATACCGTTTCACTTGATGGTGAAACGAAGCGGCTGTTTGCGCAGATGACCTCATTGCTTGCCAGGATTGAAGAGCACACTAAAGACTCGGCGAAAGGCCAGGGAACTGTCGTAAAGGTCAGCACGCCTCAACCGGGCGTTATGCGCACGGTGCCACTGTCAATTGATGATCCGTTGATGAATGACTACGCGAGAGTTGATTGATGGCCAACAATAATGAAATTGATCCTTTACTGACGCTGGAGTTATCCGGCGTAAAAACGTATGAGTCCCAGGAGGAGGCCTGGGGCGCTCGTTTATATGAGTGGCTAAACACTTATCAGGGTGAGGTATACGGAGATCCGTCATGGGGCAATGTTTTACCGCAGTTTAAACACGAACCGACCAACTTGTCGCATGTTCAAATTGCGGTTGAGGCAATGCTGTTGCAAAAACTGACGGTAGATTTACCTGACATACCGATTTCTGGCTTGTCAGTAGCCGAGGGAGATGCTTTTGATAAGTTGAAAATATCCATTCGTATCAGGGATATAACTATCACACAGGACGTGGTGCTATGAGTAAAACAACACCGACTAAAGACAGTATTCGTGCAGAGTTTGAAGAGCTTGTCGAGAAAGATTCATTCTGGTCGAAGTTTGTCGGCTCTCAATTTGTCTCGATGCTGACATTGTTTATTACCCAGATTGTCTACAGGTGCTTTCAGTATGCCGATGCGGCGCTGGCTGAAGGCTTTATATCGACCGCGACGCGGCGTTCCTCTATCCTGGCAGCGGCAGAAACGAATAGTTACGTTGGTACCAAGCCAACACCGTCATCGGGGATGATTGAGATCACCGCCACAAGTGAAGATGCCCCAGCGGTAATCCCCAAAAATATGCCTTTAATATCTGACGACCAGTACCCTTACATGACTATGGATGTATGCAGGTTGGTTGACGGCACCGGTACGGTAGAAGTGGCACAGTTGGAAATCCAGGAGGTGACATATACCGTTACGGCAGCCAAAGAATTTCTGGAAGTCGTGTTATCAAAGGCTCTCACTGCTGTCTGCTATAAGCTGGAAGTATTCGTGACGACCGATGGTAAGACCACGCAGTGGTCTTCCAGCACTATGTTCCGGTTAGCCGGTAGTAAAAGCCAGGTCTACGTTGAGTTTTATAAGCCATCCGAGCAGTTGGGGGTTCGATTCGGTGATGGGCTAATTGGGCAAATACCGCCAGAAGGCTCGACCATTACACTTAAGGTATGGTGCACCAACGGAGATATAACCCTGGTTGCTGGCCAAAACCTGACTCCTGTCGATTCTGCGGCTAATTTAGCTAATTTGATTTCAGTTAAGACAACGACACCCATAACCGCAGGTACCGATGCCGAAACAACGGAGATCACACGTAATCGTGCACAATATTACCTTGCCTATGATGATCAGGTCGTATGGGGCGGGGACTATACGTATTTTCTGGTGCGTAACATCCCGGGACTGTCCTGGGTAAAGGCATGGGGCGAAGGCCAGCAAGAGAAATTAGATGGTGCTTATAATGTTCGGAATATCAATAAGATATTTATTTCAGGATGGCATCCAAACAAAAGCCAGTCAGAGCTTGAAGAAATGATCCTGGCTGCCTTTAAGAAGGTGCCGAATGAGTTGAACAAGAAATTCTCGTATAAAGAGGTCAGAAAACTCCCCTTTAAGATCACCATCACTGGGCGGATATCGGCAAGCCTGACCATTGAGAACGTGACTGATGAGCTGAAGTCGGCACTGGAAACAAAATTTGGGCGTGACTCAACTTTCTTTGATCCGAACCGTGTCGGCAAGTACATCCTAATCAAGAAAAAAGACGTTTGGGCATTTATCGAAACGCTGGGTTATTTCCGCGACTTTTATCTGGAATTTGTCGAGTGGAATGAGTCCAACGGCTTTTACGATTTCGTTTATCTGGATACAGAAAACTCCACCTTTAATATTTCGTATGAGGAGGAGTGATGCAGCGTTCCTGGTTTAATAACCGGCTTACATCAGCTAAGCAAAAGTCATTACTTTATAAATCATTGGCTGATTTGGTTCAGTCAATGATGGACACCTTTGTTGACCCATGGTTGGAGCGAATTACCAACCGGAAGTCTATTTTCTCCATGAGCAAGGAGGATCTGGAGACTAGGACAAATGAACTTGGCCAGTTTTTTACTATCAGAACGTCGAATTCATCTTCCGTTCCGATGTTGTTACAACAGCGGTTTGATGAGATCCATTTTAAGGGTACTGAACGCCCTATAAACCAGACAATTTATCGCGAATTTAACGGTATATCGGTTTTATGGGATCCCATATATGCTCCGGTGGACTTTGAACGTCATCCCTATGGCACGGTCCTGATTCCAGAAAGCACACTGGAAACCACCGGCGGCACATTCGGCGAGATGTTTCTGACTTCCAGAGGAATGATCAGTATTCCCATAAACGACCTGGCCCGGACAATGGGTATTACAGGAACGATAGATCAGTCCGCAATTACAGAAGAAATTCTCAGAAAGTTTAATCAGTTCGTAAAGCCTCTACTGCCACTGCATATAGTGTTTGATGGGCTTACGCTCTATTTGTCGGTTGTTGTAAATGAACAGGCCGACATGATCACTTTGAATGAGATTTCTGATACCGAAAAAGCATTCTGCTGGTTTGAAACTTCGGATACAACTTCGCTTACTGAAGTTACGTCGATTAACGCCCCGATCACTGCAACGCCGGGCGGCACTATTGTGAAAGCAACGCCTACGTTTGATCGCACCCGCGCAGATGATTTGCTGTTGGATAGCGATGCGTGACAATCACCCCGTCCGCAGGGCGGGGTGACAAGTTACTTATCTTACAATGAGGCTTCACAACATTGATTAGGGAAAATCATGTCTGACGTCTCAACAAACCTCTATAAGAGTCAGTTGTTGGACTATTACTATCAGCGGCGCGCTGAATCGTCCATTAACAAAGGCTCTCGATTTTTAATCAGCAAGGCCGTTTTCGGTACCAGTTCACTGGTTACTAAGAAAGGAGATGGCACTTATGAGATTGGAGAACTGCCAAAGGCTTTCGATCTGGCAGAACTGACCAGTCAATTTTGCACCATCAACCTCGTCCCAACCTACTCAGGCGGGATAATTACTGTCCGAATGGACCTTGATCAAAGTCAGTTGCAGGAAGGGAAAAACTACCCATTCAACACTCTGGTTGTTCTGGATAACGAGAATAAGCCAATCGCCATTATTTGTGTCCAAGAAGACTCGCTGTATGTGGGCAAAACATATACCGCAGTTATGGCCATAAACTCGACTACAGCATAAGGATATGCTTGATGAATGACGTTACAGTTGTTACATCGGTTACTTACCCATCACCCGAGTCGTTGGCTCTGGTGGCTGATGTGCAATACCACGAACCATATCTGTCAGCCGCTCTAAACCGAAAATTCAGGGGAATTGTTGACCCGGGATTTTATGCTGGTTTCTTGCCTAAGCCTGGCGGTGGGATGAACCTGTTAATCACCTCAGTGGATGGAGATAAAACCGCTGGCGCGGCGTCAGTGGATATTGGTGAATTCTACCAGGTAACTATTCAGCATCGTAAGGATATATCTCTTGCACTTAACGCAGGCAAGAAATATGCAATTGTGCTGAAGGGAAGATACCTTCTTGGAGAAGATACCTATCAGGTGAATACCGCGTCACATATTCATGCAGCTGAATTTGTTGCCAGAACCTATACCGATTCATATCAGTTAGGTGATGGGGAACTGCTGGTTTGTACGGTGAATATCCCTGCTGGCGTATCTACCATTACTCAAGAGATGATTGATACATCCGAGCGTATCAACCGCACGATCGGCATTGATATTTCAGACTCTGTAACCAGTACCAGAAGTGATGTTGCTGCGAGTTCGCTGGCAGTTAAAAAAGCCTACGATCTGGCGAAAAGCAAGTATACGGCGCAGGATGCAAGCACAACGCAAAAGGGATTAGTTCAGCTCAGTAGTGCTACTAACAGTACGTCCGAAGTGCTGGCCGCCACACCGAAAGCAGTCAAGGCAGCATATGACCTGGCTAACGGGAAGTATACAGCCCAGG